GTGCTAGACGGAGTAGGTGTTGATGTAACAGCAGCAGTTACTAACTGTTCTGCCTCACCTCTATCACCATCCTCATCAATAGTTTCTACATCTTGAGTAACTTTCTTGTTACCAAGAACATAACTTAGACGAGTCTTAAGTTCATCATAAGACTTGAACTGATCTGTAGCAACAATTTCAGCAAGAGAATACTCTTTCTTCCAGAGTCCTTCTAGTGCATCATCATCGTCAAGAAGTGGAGTGGTTGCAGTAAACTCAGAAGAGTCATAATTTCTGTAACCAGCAACATTCTTTGCTTTCAATTTGAAGTTGGCACCTTGCCAGAAATCAAATGGATCAATTGCTTCCTCATCCTCAAACTCAGGTTGCATTGCTGCAGTAAGTTTGTCAAAGATTTTCTTCCCATACTTGTATAAGAATACTTTACCTTCGTTCTCAGGATTAGCAGGATCCTTTACGACATAGATGTTACTAATGTATGTAAGCTTACGCTTCTGCTTACGTGCGGTTTCTTTACCTGCATCTGTTCCATTGTTCCATAGAGTAGTATTGTACTCAGAAACTGGATCTTTCTGTCCCAAAGTAGTAAGAGAATTTTCGATATACCAACCACCAGGACCTTGGAAGGCATGGGAGTATAGTTTTACGAATGGTAAATCTTCACCATCTGGTGCAGGAAGGAAACGGATAACGGCATAACCATTACCACCTTTATCACATTCTAATTTCCATATGCGGTCGTCATTGTTACCGCTAGTGTTATTCATTTTTTCGACTTCTTTCACAAGTTTTTGTGTAAGAGAGCCAAGTTTTGATTGCTTTTTAAGATTAGCAAACGACATTAGATACCTCGGATTAATTTGGATTTAATTTGATTGGTTTTATTATAACAAAAAAACTCTTAAGAGTCAACGACTTGTTGGAGTTTATCAATAGTTTTACTCATAGCATCGAATAAAATAGTCATTTCAGTTCCTGCAGGAAAACCCATTAGTTGAACTGATTTTTCTAATTGTTCTTTCATTCTCACAGCATCTGGATCATCTGATAAAGATAATCTAGTGTACATAACCTTCTGTTTGTCTAAAAGAGTACTTAACATTTCAATATGTTCAAGTTGTTCTTCACGTTCCATGCTACCGAAAGATAACATGTTACCGTAAACATCTTGTTGTAACTCATTGATTTCAGTTAATTCATTCCGAATAATTTCAGATTCGAAAAATTTACTCATTCACCCTCCGTAGTTTCAGTTGCTTCTACTTCACCACCATCAACTGGGGTTTCATCTTCAACTTTACTATCTTCAATCTGTGTAAGAACATCAATTGCACCTTGAAGTCTTAACAAGGTAGTACGACCAGTTTCAATTTGTTGTTGAACTTGTTCGAATTGACTTTGTAAGTTCTTAAGCACTTCTGCATTGTCAAGAGCCATTACTAATAACCTCCTTTAGAATTTTTTTGTAGTTGTATACGTTAATATTTATGAAGGGAATATATTTTTTAATTTTGAGACTTACGGTTTCCCATACAGGATCTGTAAGATT